CTTGGGTTTGAGATATTAAACGAGCCTTTACAAGTAAATGGATTTGCAGTTTTGCGATTTGTACGTTGCAAAGGTGACAAAATTTTGGTAAATAGAAAAGAACAGCCCTGTTACTAGCTGATAGCCCATTTGGATAACTAGATGAAGCGAAAGACGGATAACTGGAAAATAGTAATGTAACTTTAAATAAGGAGAACTATAATGGCTAACTCAATAGATACAGCCTTTATTAGACAGTTCGAAACAGAAGTTCACCTTGCTTATCAAAGAATGGGTAGTAAATTAAGAAATACTGTCCGTACAGTTAGTAACGTGAATGGATCAACAGTACGTTTCCAAAAGATTGGTACTGGTTCGGCTTCTACTAAATCAAGAAATGGTATGGTAACTCCAATGGAATTAGCACATACCACAGTTGATGTAACTCTTAGCGACTTCTATGCAGCAGAATACATTGACAAACTAGACGAACTTAAAACTAACATAGATGAAAGACAAGCTGTGGCAACAAGTGCTGCTGCTGCTCTAGGTCGTAAGACTGATGAGATTTTGTATACTGCTATGGATTCAGGTGCAAACTCAACTCAGATTCACGACACTGGTTCAGCATTGGCAAAAGCTGATTTGCTTACATTGTTTGAAACTATGAGTACTGCAAATATACCTGAAGATGGTCAGAGATATTTAGCTATGCACCCAAAGGGGTATGCTGATTTATTCCTGATTACAGAGTTTGCATCATCAGACTTTGTCGGTGAGCAGAATCTACCATTTGCAGGTGGAATGAGCATGAAAGAGTTTTTAGGTTTCAAGATATTTTCAACTTCAGCTATTACAGCAGGTAAGAACATTGCCTATCATACTTCAGCAGTAGGCTTAGGTATTGGTGCAGATGTTACTACTGAGTTGAACTATGTACCTGAGAAGGTTTCACATTTAGCAACTTCTATGATGTCTATGGGTGCTACTGTCATTGATGACAATGGTATCTATGAAGTCTTAGATAACAACTCATAAGGGGGTTATAATGGCTTATAGTGCAGCAAACTTAACTCGTATTGGTGGCAGTTCAGGTGGTGACCTTTGGTTTTACAGTTCAACAGATGCTATTGGAACAGTAAACACATCAGGTTACTTCAATGATGCTGCTAATATGTTGGCAGTTCGTGACGTTATAATTGTGGTAGACACTAATACTCCAACAACAAACTTTGTAAATGTATTATCAAATACTGGTTCAGTTGTTGATGTATCAGATGGCACAGCTATAGCTGAAACTGATGGCGATTAAGGAGTAGGGGGAGCAATCCCCCTAATCTTATATGACAAGTACAGCAGCAAATTCAGCAATAGATATAGCATCAAGAGCATTGGTTCTTATTGGTGCAGAGCCTATTACTGCTTTTGGTTCATCAAGTACAGAGTCATTGGTTGCTACTAATATGTATGAAGATACAGTTAGAGCAACATTATCAAGTGCAAGATGGAGGTTTGCATCAGAACAAGCTGTATTAGCAGCAGTGGGTTCTGATCCTACTGGTCGTTTTGACAAAGCACATCAACTTCCTGCAAATGTATTGGTTCTTCATGCAGTAACTGTTAATGATAATCTTGTTAACTATACTGTGTATGGTGATAAGGTATTTAGTAATGTAGCAACAGCCGATACAGTTGTTGCAGATTTTACATTTAGACAAGTTGAAAGCGAGTTCCCATCTTATTTTTCTTTGGCACTTGAATATTCTTTAGCAACTATCTTTGCTACAGCTATTGCTAGAAGTGCAACTTTAGCAAAGCTAATGAATGAACAAAGCACATTGCTTATGGCAAAAGCAAGAAACTTAGATGCACAACAACAAACAACTAGAAAACTAGCAACATCAAGATTTATAACTGATAGGAGGTCTTAGTGCCATCTTTGAAAGTACCTTTAAATAATTTTCAGTTTGGGGAAATTAGTGGCTCTTTGACATCAAGAACAGATACTCAAGTTTATAATAATGCAGGTGAGCAGATTAGAAACTTTTGGATAAGAGCAGAAGGTGGACTTAAAAAAAGAGCAGGTACACGTAGGCATTATTCTTTTGGTAGTAATAGTTTTACAAAAGCAAAGATGACATTACGTGTTAATAACTCATTAAATCTTGTGGGTAACTATGTGCAATTCCAACTGAATGATGGAACAACAATTAGACTTCAAGGTGAAACTGGTGATGCTTATGGAAATACTACAGCACCAAGTTCTAATGTAGGCAATATATATTTCTTTAGACCTATTATTAGTGGTGGCACAACAACACAAAGAAATGAAGAAACTGCTTCAAGAATACAAGCTGTGTTAAATGGTATTACTGGTGTAACAGCTACAGTGAATAGTGGAAATGCTGCTTATGTAGATGTTGAAAGAGATGAAGCAGGTGGTCAGTTTCTTGATGTTATTACAACAAAAGTATCAAGTGGAATAAATATTGATGGAGTTGTTGGTCAAGGTTTTAGTTATACTCGATTACAAAAAAGATTAGAGCCTTTTGAATTTTCAGATGATGAAAAATATATTGTATGTTTTAGTAATGAAAGAATAGATGTATTTTTGCAAATGGGTTTGAGTGGACAACCTGATGCTTTGTCAACTGCAAACACAATGCAAATTACTGGACAAACATGGCTAAAAGCTACACCAACTGCACCTTATATAGAAGAGATGACAGTAGCACAACAAGGTGATGTTATGTTTATTGCACACCCAACACATATGATACGAATGTTAACACGCACTGGATTATATGCTTTTTCTATTTCTACATTTAATTTTGATACGTCTTTTAATGGTGAGTATATTTATCAACCTTATTTTTCTTTTCAACCTCAAGGAATAAAAGCTGAGTTAAATGGCAATCAAGCAAGTTTGAATAAAGTTCTTACAATTAAAGATCAAGATAATGCTAATTATCCTTACTTTACAGCTTCAAGAACAACTTCTCCAGTGTTAACATTGAATCAAGTAGAAGAAGGAAAAGTTTATTATATTCTTCACGCACAGTCTTCTACTGCTGCTGATTTTCAAGCAATCGGAGCTCCTACTAATGATACTGGTCTTTTATTTAAAGCAAGTGTTGATGGAGATACTGTAACATTTAGTGGATCAAATTCAGGACAAGTTGTTGATCAATCTCAATTTACTAATTCTGGAAAGGCTATTGGCACAAACATAGAAATGCTTGGTTCAAGAGTTACAATACAAGCATTAGATGTAGGCAATACTGGGCAAAATTTATCAGGAGATAGGACAGCTTTAGCACGAGTACAAATACATAAAGATATAGAATTTAAACTGCCAGTTGATTCTATTTCAACAGATGAAGGATCAGCAGTCATAACAATTACACAAGCATTACATGGACTTACTGGTGGAAATATAACAATATCTAATGCAGGTGCAGTTGGTGGTATTGCTAACTCAAATATAAATGGAACAAAAGCAGTAACTGTTTTAGATGATAATACTTACCAAGTTACAGCAGGTGCTTCTGCAACATCAAGTGCAATCGGTGGTGGGACACCTACAATAGCAGTTGCCACACCATCAACAACAAACTGGGCAGAACAAAGTTATTCTACAGTCTATGGATTTCCTGCAGCAGTTACTTTTCATCAAAACAGATTATGGTTTGCAGGTACACTTGGACAACCTGATGGAATATGGGCAAGTAAGTCAGGACAGTATTTTAACTTTGATATAGGTGATGGAGAAGATAGTGATGCTTTAGACATTACAGCTAATGTTGGAGAGATACAGCAGATAAGACATTTAGTATCAAACAGAGATTTACAAGTTTTTACATCAGGTGCAGAGTTATTTGTATTATCTCCTTCAACAAAACCAATTACTCCATCAAATGCACAAATAAAAAAACAAACACCTTATGGATCAGGATTTGTTAAGCCTGCACCTTTTGATGGTGCAACATTATTTGTACAAGGTAGTGGCAATGCACTCAGAGAGTTTTTATTTACTGATGCTGAAGATGCTTATACATCTGTTGCTGTGTCTGCATTAGCACCACATCTTATTCGTAATCCAACACAACAAGCAGTAATTAAAGGTAGACTTGATCGAAGTGAAAACTATTCTTTCTTATTAAATGAAGATGGCACGATTGCTGTGTTTTATTCTATTCGTGGAGAAAAAAAAGCAGGTTGGGCATTATGGGATACGCAAGGTGCATGGCATAGTATTTGTTCAGTAGGTAGTCGTTTGTATGCAGTTTGTGTAAGAGATGATGGTAGTGGTACACCAAAAACTTTTCTTGAAGAGTTTAGAAGTGATTATCCTTTAGACTTTTGTGACAGATACGAAGCCATAAATGATATTAATTTTGATACAAATGGTGGAATAGTTACAGGTTTAACGACTGTTCCAGTAGCAAATCTTGGAGCAGGAGGAACACATTTTTCTACTGGTGCATCAGTTAAAGCAATAAATGGTAATGATTTCTTAGGAACATTTACAGTAGCAAGTGCTAATAATGGTTCAATAGATGTTAGTGATTCTAAAAATGATGTAAGAGAAATATTTGCAGGTTATGGCTTTACACCAAAGCTTAAAACTTTACCAATAGATGCAAAGCTTGCAGATGGTCCTTTGACTGGTGAGCCAAGAGAAATTACAAAAATAATATTAGATTTATTTCAAACATCTTCTGTCAATGTCAAAGCACCATCAGACACATCAACAGCAAGAGATTTAATTATACCAAATGTTACAGATGATTTATCATTGGAAAAGTCACCTGTAACTGGTAAAGAAGAGTTTAGAACATTAGGGTACAGTCGTGATCCAAGAGTAATTATTTCACAAAGTCACCCTCTTGATTTACAAATTAACGGAATAATAGTAGAGGTAGCGTACTAAAATGGGATTACCATTAGCATTATCAATAGCTTCAACAGCGTTTTCATTTATGGGTTCTATGAGTGCTGCAAGTGCTGCAAAAAGAGAAGCAGCAATGCAACAAAGACAACTAGAGCAAGAAAAAAAAATGGGACAACTACGTGCATTGCAAGAACACAATTTAAGATTAGCAAATTTGCAAACATTTATTAATACAAATGAAGCTATTGCAGGAATTTCAGGAAGGGACATAGGTTCTGACAGAAGCTTAAAAGCAATACAAAAAAAAGCTGTTACTGAAATGGCAACAGAAAGTGGTAGAGCAAGAATACAAAATTTAGCACAGCTTGCTAAATTATCAAACGCACAAGCAATGGCAGGTGAAAGAGGTCGTAATCTTGCAAGAGCATATCGTTACCAAGCATTTGGTACACTTTTAGGTGGTGGAATGAAAGCAAACAAATTAATAGGTGGACCTGCTCCTGATCCATTTTTTCATGGTGGTACATAATGGTGCAATTTTTAAAAGCAAAAAAAACAACATTTATTAACAAACCAGTTGGAGTTAATAGTGTTAATACTGGTGCTGTGCAAGCAGGGCAAACATTAGCTAATGTTGGAAAATCTTTAGCTACCGAATTTTTTAAAGAAGCAGAAGAAGAACAAATTAAATTAGGTAAAGATGTAGGACTATCATTACCTACTAGAGATACAGAAGGAAAGTTATTATTTCAAGATGTGCCTTCTTCTCTTAGTGCAGTAGCAAAAAATGCAGCAGAGCCAATAATTCGTAAAAGATATGAAGATGCTTTAAATGTTGATATTTTTAAT